AGGCTGAACATGTGGTTAAAACAGGAAATCAAATGGATGCCCATGGATAAGTGGGACCTTTGTAATTTCACTGTAGACCCGGAAGAGCTAAAAGGGCGAGTCTGTTATGGAGGTCTTGACCTGTCATCCACCAGTGACATCACTGCTTTTGTTTTAGTGTTTCCACCGTTAGAAGAGGGAGATAAGTTTCAGGTGCTTCCATACTTTTGGTTACCAGAAGAAACCCTTCATCAGAGGGTGAAAAGAGACAGCGTTCCCTATGACATCTGGCACAGACAGGGACTTCTAAATCTCACAGAAGGAAACGTGGTCCACTACGGATTCATCGAAAAGTTCATCGAGCGCCTCGGTGAGAAATACAACATCAGAGAAATTGTCTATGACAGATGGGGGGCCACACAAATGAGTCAGAACCTAGAAGGAATGGGATTTACCGTGGTGCCATTTGGTCAGGGCTTCAAGGATATGTCACCACCTACAAAGGACTTGATGCGCCTTACTTTAAGCAAGCAGATAGCCCATGGGGGACATCCTGTTCTTCGGTGGATGGCGGATAACATTGTGGTCAGAACGGACCCTGCTGGAAACATCAAGGTGGATAAGGAAAAGTCCTCAGAAAAGATCGATGGTATCGTGGCCATGATCATGGGCCTTGCCAGAGCAACGGTGAATCCACCAGATGATGATGGGTCCATTTATGATGAACGTGACATGATCATTTTAGGATAGAAGGGGGTGAACAACAATTATGGCGAACTTTTTTAAATGGCTCTTTAAGGCAAGGGCAGAACCCACAGATAGTGTCAGTAGTGCGCCGAACTTTTATATGGGGCAAAGTATCTCTGGGAAAATAGTCAATGAGCGAAGCTCCATGCAGACAACAGCAGTTTTTGCCTGTGTGAGAATCATTGCAGAGACGGTGGCATCTTTACCTCTTCACACTTACAGGTATCAAGGTGACGGCAAAGAAAAGATGTACACTCACCCACTGTATAGGATTTTACACGATGAACCAAACCCTGAGATGACGTCCTTCACCTTAAGGGAAACCATGATGACCCACCTGCTTCTATGGGGGAATGTCTACTGCCAGATCATTCGAAATGGTAAAGGAGAAGTGGTGCATCTTTATCCCCTGCTTCCTGACAAGATGACGGTGGATCGAGATAAGAATGGCAATCTCTACTACGCCTATAGGAAGGACACCACTACCCATTATCTAGGACCAGAAGATGTGCTTCATGTACCGGGTCTTGGCTTTGACGGTGTCATGGGTTATTCACCAGTGGCCCTTGCGAAAAATGCCATCGGACTGAACATAGCCGCTGAAGAATATGGCGGTAGGTTCTTTGCCAATAACGCCACACCCAGTGGTATTCTTTCCACTTCAGGAACCATCAAGGATCCATCAAAGGTGAGGGATGCTTGGCAAGCAGCCTATGGAGGAAGCGGAAACAGCAATAAGGTGGCAGTTCTTGAAGATGGTCTTCAGTATCAAGCCATCAGCATGCCAAACTCCGATGCTCAGTTTCTTGAGACGAGAAAGTTTCAGATAGAAGAAATCTGTAGAATCTTTCAAGTGCCACCTCATATGGTGGCAGATCTTAGCAAGAGTTCATTCAGCAATATCGAGAATCAGTCCATCAGTTTTGTGGTCCATACCATCAGACCATGGCTGGTTCGAATAGAACAGGCCATGAACAAGAAGCTCTTCCTTGAAAAAGAGAAAGGTCAGTGCTTTGTGTCTTTCAATGCATCGGCGCTGATGCGTGGGGATTATAAATCTAGGATGGATGGTTATGCCATCGGTATTCAAAACGGCTTTTTCTCTGTCAATGATGTAAGAAGGATGGAGAACATGGATCCTATTTCTGAAGAGGATGGTGGAGACCTTTATCTTGTCAATGGCAACATGCTGCCACTTAAAATGGCAGGGGCATATGCAAAGAAAGCCCTAGATGAGTCTGGTGGTGATGGTTCTTGACGATAAGTGTATAACTTGGCCCATTTCTGTGGACAACTAGAAAACAAATTGGAAGTATCAACAGCATTTCTCAAAGTCGAGGAGTGCTTTTTTCATACCCGAAAGGAGGTCGATTAGATGGATAAATTTTGGCGATGGGTGGTGAATGAAGCCGATGAGCCTACGGTGAGAACCCTACACCTTGAAGGGTACATTGCAGAGTCTTCTTGGTTTGATGATGACATCACCCCTAAACAGTTTAAGACAGAGCTTTATGCCAGTGGTCCGGAGGCAGATGACATTGTTGTAAAGATACACTCACCAGGTGGAGACACCTTCGCAGCAGCACAGATCTACAACATGCTCAAGGAATATCCTGGCAAGGTCAGTGTCCACATTGATGGATTGGCAGCCAGTGCCGCTTCAGTCATTGCCATGGCGGGAGATGAGGTGTGTGTTTCTCCGCTGTCAGTCATCATGATCCATAACCCAGCCATGCTTATTGCTGGTGAGGTGGCGGATCTACAGGTGGGGATTAATCTCCTCAGTGAAGTAAAAGAGAGCATCATCAATGCTTATCAGACAAAGACGGGGCTTTCCAGAGCGAAAATCTCACACATGATGGACGCTGAAACCTGGATGAGTGCCCACAAAGCCATCGAGCTGAAGTTTGCCGACAAGATTCTTTATGAATCAGAGCAGGTAGAAGACAGTGGCGGTGGCTTTATCTTTGACCAGATGACCGTGACAAATGCACTGAGAAACAAACTCCCTGGTATTCAGGCGAGGATGAAGTATCTTAAGGCGCATGATGATGACGGTCAAACTAAGGAACCTGAAAAGAGTGCGGATCCTGTACCACAAGGTGAAGACGATTTGAAGGATCCTACCCAGTCAGTAAACCATATCCCTATTGCCCAGCTAGAAAGACGGCTGGAGCTGATTAAAAATTGGAGGTAATGAACATGAGTAAAATTCAAGAACTAAGAGAGAAACGTGCCAAGGTTTGGGAACAGGCCAAAGGCTTCCTGGATGAACATCGTCAGGAGAATGGTCTGATCAAACCAGAGGACAATGCTGTCTATGAAAAGATGGAAGATGAAGTGGTCAGTCTTGGAAAAGAAATTGAGCGTCTTGAACGTCAGGAGATGATGGACAGGGAGCTTTCAGCTGCCCTTAGCAAACCTCTTGCTTCTAGACCTGAGAAAATGACTGAAGAAAAAACAGGCAGAGCGTCCGACACTTATAAGAGTGCCTTTTGGGGTGCTATGAGAAACAAGATGAACCCTGCTGTTCATAATGCACTTCAGATCGGGACCGATTCAGAGGGTGGCTTCCTTGTACCGGCTGAGTATGAGAACCAGCTGATTCAGGCACTTCAGGAGGCCAACCTTCTTAGAAATCTGTGTAATGTGATTACGACCAGCTACGGGGATAGAAAGATTCCTGTTGTAGCGAGTCACGGATCCGCTGCATGGATGGACGAAGAGGGCGCATTCCAAGAGAGCGACGATGCCTTTACTCAAGTTACGCTTTCTGCCTACAAACTTGGTACCATGCTGAAGGTTTCTGATGAGCTACTTAACGACAGCTACTTCGACCTCGAAGCTTACATTGCAGCTGAGTTTGCAAGACGAATCGGTGCCGCAGAGGAGGAAGCATTCCTCACTGGAAATGGAAGTAGTAAACCTACAGGCCTTCTTCATACAACCGGTGGAGCAAGCCTTGGTGTGACTGCAGCAAGTGCAACGGCTATTACTCTTGATGAGGTGCTGGACCTTTACCACAGCTTGAAGTCGGCCTATAGAAAGAATGCTACCTTCCTTGTGAATGATGCGACCATCAAAGCCATCAGAAAGCTGAAAGATGGTCAGGGTCAGTATTTGTGGCAGCCATCTGTTCAGGCGGGAACACCTGACACGATACTCAATCGTCCAGTGGCAACTTCTCAGTATATGCCAACAGCGGCAGCGGGTGAAAAAACCATTCTCTTTGGAGACTTTAAGTACTACTGGATTGCTGATCGTCAGGGTAGAACCTTTAAGCGCCTGAATGAACTCTATGCAGCCAATGGCCAAGTCGGATTCCTTGCATCTCAGAGACTGGATGCGAAGTTGATCCTTCCTGAAGCCATCAAGGTGCTTCAGCAAAAGGCCTAAGTAATCTAATAGGAAGGTGGTTCTAGTTACTGCCTTCCTTTCACTTTGATAAGGAGGGAAAACCATGGGATATAACACGAAAAATTATACCGAACAGGGTGGCGAGAAGACTGTCATCGGTGGTGAGCTTGCTGTAACTGCAGAAGGTAAAATCACCTTTGATGGCACAGAGCTTAAGCCTGCAGCTGTTCAAGCAAACAGCACCGCTGTGGATGTAGCTGACCTGGTAGCTGATTTCAATGCCTTACTTTTAAAGCTTAAAACCGCTGGCCTGATGGAAAGCGAGTGATGGTAGATGGCACTTCTTGAGAAGGTAAAAGCAAATCTCATTGTAACCCATAATGAGGATGATACCTTGCTGGAAGGTGTGATCGCCGCTGCCATCAGCTATGCCGAAGGCTATCAGCATCTAGGGACGGACTTCTACACAGAAAACACCATGTCACCAGCTACCGAACAAGGGGTCATTATGCTGGCTTCTCATTTTTATGAGAGTCGCGATGGCTCCACCGGTGGCTTTTTTAATGACAATGTCAGTGCTTCAGAGCAGGTGTGGAAGACAGTACATCTACTTCTACGCATGGGAAAGGAGTGGCAGGTTTGATGAAACGGTTATGGGTGAAGAAAAGAAGGAAACGTCAGAAAAGATGCTACCGAAAAGGCAGACGAAAGGATCGCAGTCATGGTTATGAAGAGAAGGCAGTAAAGGAAGGTGAAGGGTATGAGCTTTGGGAAGATGAACACCCGAATCGACATCATCGATACAATTCCCATGAAGGACGATGAAGGATTCTCTTCTAAGGGAGAAGAGGTCATCGCCAGTGTTCGTGCGTATAGGGATGAGAGACACGGTTCAAGAAAGTGGGCCAATATGGCCGCCTACACCAAAGCCAATGCCACCTTTCAGTTTAGAAGGATTCCTGATGTGGTGATTGAACCTGGCATGCTGATTCGCTGTGATACCGGTGAGTACCGAATCTTAAGCGTTGAGGTTATTATGGGATTTTATTTAGAAGTAGCAGCAGAAAAGATAGAAGCCACGAAGGACTAGGAGGTGATTTCATGGCACGAGCAACCTACAAGTTGCCTGAAGACTTTCTTTTGAAGGTATCTACCCTGGCTGAGAAGACTGATGAAATCATCCCTAAGGTCCTAAAAGAAGGTGGCGAAGTGGTGAAAGCTAAAGTGAAGTCAAACCTTCAGACGGTTATTGGAAATGATACAAAGCTGCCTTCAAGATCAACGGGTGAACTGATTGATGCCCTTGGGGTTTCTCCTGCTGGGATTGATCGCAATGGGAACTATGATGTGAAGGTAGGTTTTGATGAGCCGAGAAATGATGGAGAGTCCAATGCAAAAATCGCCAACATCCTAGAGTATGGAAAGTCCGGGCAGCCGGCAAAACCATTCTTGAAACCCGCAAAAACAGCTAGCAGGAATGCCTGTATAGATACCATGAAGAGAAAGCTTGACGAAGAGATTAGCAAAATCTAAAGATAAGGAGGGCGAGCGAAATGTATAACAGTATTTTGAAAGATATAGGCGAGGTCCTTGAGCCTTTGGGGATTCCCATTGAAACAGGTGTGTTCAGTAAAAAGGCACCAGATGAATATCTGGTTCTTATCCCTATGAGTGATATCTTCGATCATTATGCTGACGATCTGCCAAGAGCAGAACTACAAGAAGTTCGCCTCTCCTTATTTTCTAAGGGCAACTACCAGACGAGAAAGAATGAAGTGGTAATAGCTCTATTAGGAGCAGGCTTTATCATAACGGACAGAAGGTATCTGGGATACGAAGAAGATACCGGTTTTCACCACTTCGCCATTGATGTGGCGAAAGAATACGAATTGAATTTAAGCTGAAACATATTCAGCGATTTTGAAGGAGGAATAGAACATGGCAACAATCGGATTGGACAGTCTATTTTATGCCAAGATTACAGAAGATCAAAATGGCATCGAGACCTATGGAACACCAAAGGTTCTGGCTAAAGCCATGACAGCAGAACTAAGTGTGGAGCTAATTGAAGCGATTCTTTATGCAGATGATGGTGCATCAGAAGTTGTGAAGGAATTCAAAAGCGGCGCACTGACACTTGGAATCGATGATATCGGATCCTTGGTGGCACAGGATTTGACAGGATGTAAAATAGACAGCAACAATGTTGTTGTTTCAAGAAGCGAAGATGGAGGAAGTCCGGTGGCAGTCGGGTTTCGTGCTAAGAAGGCCAATGGAAAGTATCGATACTTTTGGCTTTACAGAGTTATTTTTTCTGTTCCTGCCACAACCCTTGCAACTAAGGGTGACTCCATTACCTTTAGCAGTCCCACCATAGAAGGTACTGTGTTTAGGAGAAATAAACTGGACGGAGAAAACAAGCATCCTTGGAAAGCAGAAGTCACTGAAGGAGATACAGGAGTTTCAGCTTCTACAATCTCAAGCTGGTTCACATCGGTTTATGAACCAGACTTCACAGCAGTGACACCGACCATTACCATCACAACCCAACCTGCAGGACTGACGGAAGTAACAGCCGGTAGTATTACAGGAAGTCTTTCTGTCGTGGCTGAGTCCAACACCAGTGATCCGGTAACATACCAGTGGTATGAGAACACCATTGATAGTACAACCGGAGGGACAGTTATTAACGGAGAGACATCGGCTAGCTTTGATATTCCAACGGATCTTTTGGCGGATACCTATTATTACTATTGTGTACTCAGCCTTGTTGGTGCCAGTGATGTAACGACAACCGTAGCTACAGTGACGGTATCTTAATGGGGGGTAAGTGATTATGGCAGATGAAAAAATTAAAGTAGATGAGGTATCAGAAGAGAGAAGTACAACAATCAACATCGGTGGTACTGACTTCAAGCTCATTTTGACAACAAAAGCAACAAAGGCGATTGCTGGACGTTATGGTGGGCTTGAAAACTTAGGTGCCAAACTGATGAAGACCGAGAACTTCGAGATGGCACTGGACGAGATCGTGTGGCTTATTACACTTCTGGCCAATCAGTCTATCCTGATCCATAACATCAGAAATAAGGACGAGAAGAAAGAACTCCTGACCGAAGAGGAAGTTGAGCTTCTTACTACTCCCTTTGACCTGGCAGAGTACAAGAATGCCATCATGGCCAGTATGATGAAGGGAACCAAGAGAAATGTGGAGAGTGAACCCTCAAAAAACGAGGTGGTCGGGTAAGTGATGAGGAGTTATTTACCCGACTGATCTACTACGGCACAGCCCACCTTAATCGACAAGAGGATGAGGTATGGCTGATGCCAATTGGTTACCTGATGGACCTTTGGGAATGTCACAAGCAGTTTATTGGTATCGCAAAACCGAAGTTAGAACTGTTTATTGATGACGTTATCCCATCATGGTTGTAGTTGTCCTTTTGGTGCGTAAATAAACCAGTTTATACGAACAAGAATGACAGAAGAAGATTGACAATCATTTTGATTTATATGCTAAAATAAAATATAATATTAGCATAGATGTCAAAATGGAGTGAAAAGCAATGACAGTAATGGAGAAGTTAAAAAAACTGATCGGAGAGCATGGTGGCATCATCACTTCAAAATTAGTTGAAGAAAATAATATCCACCGTGAATATTTAAGACAAATGGTCCTTAATGGTGAATTGGAACGAGCAGCTCGTGGAGTGTACATCCTACCTGAAGTGTTAGAAGATGAAATGCTAATTCTTCAGTTAAAAAACACTAGAATCATCTATTCCCACGAATCTGCGTTGCTGTTACATGATCTAACAGACAGAGTTCCCTTTCATAACGTTGTTACAGTTCCTTATGGTTATAATCCAACTCGCTCAAAAGCAGAAGGCTTGCTTGTTCATACTGTTAAAAAAGATCTTATTGACGTGGGAATCTGCAGCAAAAAAACAATATTCGGAAATGAGGTCAGGACTTATGACGTAGAGAGGACCATTTGTGATAT